TTTCACTATATTTATCTAAACTGTTCATATATTAATTATTATAAATTACACATTCTATTGAAGTAGTTCCATCTGAGTTTTCTACATAAACCGTTTCATCACAGTCATCATAACAACCCATAATATTTATTGATATTGCAATAACAAAAATTAGCTTAAATAATCTCATTTGTCTCTTCTTTTAAGCTGTTTAAAGTTCTTTCTTGCTCTTTCTTTTGCTCTTCAACTACCATTCTAACTATTGTTGGTAGATCAGTAAACAATGACGTAACGTTAAATACTATTGTTCCACCTTCATGACTAAGATATAACTCACCATCTGAGCATCCTATTGAATGTGTTTCATGTACATAACAGCAACTTTTTTCTTCTAATTGTGGCATAGTGTTTAAATTTAATTGATTAATAATAACTTTCAAGGACTGCTCCGACGTATAACCAGTGACGAATTGGGTTTACGTTAGTGGTTACAGCCCTTGTAACTCTTGTATGATTTTATTCTTTTCGTTTCTTATTAAAGTGTTTGCTAAATTAGCATCACTTACTTCTAACATCAAGTCTTGATGTCTATTTAACATAGCTAATATAAGTTCTGCTAATCTGGTTAATTCTTTGTTTTCTCTTGCTGACTTCTCTTGCCACTTTTGAATGATCCCTAGAGCTTCTAGGAAGTCTGTATGTGCTTTTACTCTTTCAGTTATATTACTCATAAGTTTTGTGATGCTACTATTGTTAAAAATGATATTACTATTGATATGATAACTAATACTAATCGTTCCATGACCGCAATATACAAAAAAAATCTCACATAAACTAATATATGAGACTTTTATTTAAAAAACGTTTAGTCTACTAAGAAAGATCCATCTTAACAGTGATTGGTGTTTTACCATTGTCAAGTACTACACCACATCCTAAAGCTTCTTTCTTACCACCTTGCATATAAGCCATAGCATAACTCTTACTATCTATACCACATCCCACACCCATAGCAAATACAGCTTTATTAGAACCAAACATCCAGTCAACATACATATCAGTATGGAAATGTCCAGTAACAGTACTCTGCATATCTCTCTTTGCAGCTGTACGAGCTTTTGATGACTTATGTCCATGAACATATCTAACGTCATCTATAATGACATCAGTAACCCATTTCCATTTAGGAGTGCCAAGAACTTCATTATAATTCTTGATCCACTTAGCTGGAATAGAACTTGACTGTGCTTTACGCATTATAATAGCATCATGATTACCTATTGTTACATAAGCATCTGGAAATGCTTTGTACCAATCCTGTATTCTTCTGATAGCTAAATCAAGCTCATCACCACCACCTCTACCATTAGCATCAGTCTCATGATAGCTGGAAAAGTGATTGTCTATGCAGTCCCCAATAAAAACTACTTTATTACACCTGTACTTATGATAAGTATTAATGCAAAATTGCAAGTAATCTTTACGTTCAAATGGAGCGTGAATATCACCAATAACCAAAACTCGATTACTATTATCTAGTCTAAGATTATTGACAATGTTTTGCTCTGACAATGAAAGTCTGGCTCTATGACCTACTGGCTTCTTATTCTCCTTCCTCATCTTCAGCTGGGTTTATTTGATCAACTGATGCATCATAGTATTTATGTAAAGCATTAACAGCTTTTATAAATCCTTTTTGTGAGCAAGTAGCACATCCAGAAGGAGGGACCATCTTCTTATCAAAAACATAGTTAAATATTTCTGTCAATCTGTTCTGATTGTAAACATCTACCCTTGTTCTTGTTCTACTAAAGAATGACTTTAAATATGTGAAATCTTCTTGATTAACACAATTAACAGCTACAATTCCAAATGGGAGCATAGCATTAAGTGATTCTTTTCTACCATCACAACCACAATCTTCACCGAATATTGCTTTAGTCACAGACTTTATGCCTGTAACTTCTGTGATTTTCTCTACAACATCACCCAGTCCGTTAAGACTGGATTCTGCTTCGAGGATCTGAGCTTCTTTTAAAGCTTTCCAATCTTTGTACTCCTTAGTACGTTTGTCAGCTTGGTTTTCATAATAAGCATCTTCTCTCATAATTTAATCTTTTAAGTTATAGAAGTCATCGCTAAACTTCCCCTTTATATAAGCTCTATACTTAGTAACAGAACAGAATATGTGAGTTAAACCTATTCCCATTCCTTTTGCGATCTTCCGCATAGATAAATCCGACTTGAAGTATAAATTAAATAACCTCTGGTTATAATCTCCCCAGTTATCTACCTCATCTTGGATGTTGTGCATTAATTGCTGGTATCGCAATTCAAATTCAGAGTCAGCTTCATCATCGGCTTTTTCATTATAAAACTCTGCAAGAGGTAAGTATTTATTTTCTTTACTTAACTCAGTTCTCGTTGTGTTTCTCACCACACCCCACATATAGAAAAGGTTTACTCCACCTTGTTTATCTATAAGCTTGTGTTTGGCTGTTTCTCTATACTTGTGTAATCTAAGATATACTTCCTGTATTATATCTTGAGCAAATAAGGGAGGACTTCCAGCTGATATAGCCATTCTAACCCACTCCTCATGCCTCTTACCAAGTATTTCAAGCATTAGCTCTTCTTTAGATTATTGGAGGCTTCTATAATATCTCCACTCTGTAAATCAATTTGAACATCATCACCATACTTTTCCTGTAGCCCTCTCTTAATCTCTTCATATTCAGATGAAATATTATACACTTTAGACACCAGCTGAACCTTTTGAAGTTCTAAGTTGCCTAATTGCATTGTGGCTTCATCCCTTTTTTTAACAGCTTCTTTTAACTGTTCTAGCTTCTTTTTTGATAGTTTCATTATATTTATTATTTAATTATTAAAACGGTATGTTAGGTGACGATGATCCTATTACTTCTGGGAAATGTCTCTCATTAATATAAAATTCAAAATCTTCAAAACCTCTATTTCTACTTCTTTTACAAGATACAGTTATTCTATTAGAATCTTCATCTTTCTGTAAGCTTATTTGAGTCTCACACTTTTTCTCGCAAAAAGATCCTAAATGCCCAGTCGGCTTATTGCTTCCGTAATTACTATGTATCACAGTAACTATGTGACACTTATATAGAGCTGACCATTCCATTAGCTTCTGCACGACTAAATTTGAAGCTTCTATGTCGTTGACATCTGCTACCAGATCTGCAATTCCATCAATAACGACTAAACCTATTGAACCTTCTGGAGCACTATGCAACTTGTGTTCTATAAAACCTAATCTCATCTTATAGTCAACTGTACGTAAACTATATGTTAAATAACCTTTATCAGTGTCAGCCATATCAGCCGAACGTCTAAATCCCCGTAAACAATGCCACAATCCTTGCTCTGTATCAAAATGCAAAACATCTCTACCAGACCTCTCAGACTTCATCTCTGAAGCAAACTTATTACCAGAACTTAAATATGAACTTACAAGCATACTAACGAAAAAACTTTTATAGCTTTTTGGTGGAGCTTGTATAAAACTGAAATTACCATAAGTACCGATTGCTGTTTTAGCTTGGAATTTACCTCTGTTAGTAGAGTAAGTATGTGTTCCGTATGAAAGTGCTATTGGTGGCATTTCAACTTCTACATCCAGATCAACTTTTAATTCAGAATCTAATTGTTCATAATACATTCTCTCTACCTCTCGATCATCTGCACTTAGTTTTGACTGTATCATTGTGTTTGTGTTTTTACTGTGTAAAATATACTAGGGTTAAAGCTAATATACTAATTAAAGCAAGTGTTAATAGGAACTTGATTGTTTCTTTCATAATAAAAGGGAGGGGATCTTAAAATCCCCATCCCTGTATATTAAGTTCTAGAAAGGCAAATCATTACCAACACTAGCAGTTTCAACTGGAGCAACTTCACGAACAGCTACTGTAACATTCTTGTCTGATACCCAAGCAACTTTACCGTTACCTATATAGACTTTGTCTTCACCAGCTTCTCTTTTCTCTTGAGACTGAGATAAAGATATACTCGCATTATTACCATACTTGGTTTCATCATTCTGAAACATAGTCAAGTTAACGTAAGATCCTTTCTTACCTTTGATAATTAATTCCTTTGGAATTGCTTCTAAATTGATACTGAAATTTGTGATTGCACTCATTTTTAAATTGCCAGCTTTAACTGGTCTTTTTTAGTTATTGATTATTAGTTTATTAGTTTAACTGCTAATAACAGTAATGTAGGTAAGAAAGTAAATACTGCATCCATCGCATTAGGTGGACTAAATCTCATTTTTGCATCTACTATTTCTTTTCCTATTGATATAAATATCATAAAGCCTATTGCTTCCATTGTTGTTCCCCATATTACTAATGGAGTTGCTATTATACTTCCGTAAAAGAAGTGTAGTAGTTTGTCTGTTGGTACTGATGCCATAAATGACAATAGCTTTTTAATTAATTTCTTCATAATTATTTATTATTTACGTTTAAATGATTCTGATTCATCTTCACCAAATACAGATTGCTCATATAGACCTGCCATTTTAAGTGTTGCTCTTGACAAAGCTCTCTTTTCTGCCATCTCAGCCACATACCATGTATTTGTGGAACCATCTTTAAATGATGATCCTTTTAATGCTGAACCAAAAGTTTCAATTACTTTTGATCCTTTAACTGCTGTAGCTTTAATAACTGCAAAATTAGGTTCACATTTAACAACTTCATAAGTAATGTTAATCTGCTCTAAAGCCATTACTTTCTCGATTCCAGACCTTGTCAAAATTACATAATGCTGATGTTTGTACACATCTGACTTGTTAAGTGAATATTTGACATACATCTCTTTGATTTTCTCTACTTCCATGTTACTTTAAATTTGTTAGGGTTAATATTAATTCGTCTATTAGTACCAATGCATCTTCTTTTTGATCAGAGTCTTGGTAGTCTTGTTTTGTGTCCTTATAAACTTGATGAAGGAACTCGATAGTTGTTGTCATAATTAATGTGTTTTTATTAATGAGTTCGCAATATACAAATTATAATTGGATATTCCTAATATTATTTTAATTAATTTCCGAATACCGCTGTTCTTACCACTTCCTTATACTCTTCTGGTGTATCTCTCTCTAATAAAGTATATATATAAGTTGTTAATTCTATTTCATTAGCTCTGTAGTCTGCATTGGATGCTTCTAAAGCATCAATTCTTTGCATTAAAAATTCTTCTAACATATCTATTTATTGGTTATTAAAGTTAAATCCTTCTTTTTTATCTATAACGTTTTGTCTTCTTTTCTCAGTGCTTACAACTTGTTCTTTTGACAAGTTATGAATGTGTAACTGTTTTTCATCTTTCTTCATTGTGATTGGATTACGGTTAGTTAACCAGAATCTATGACATTTTTCTTTACTCATATTATAGTTTTTTAAGTCTTAGTATTTCTTTTATAATGTTCTTTGCAAATTCAGATCCCTCTGGACAATCCTCCAGATCTTGCTGTAGCTTTTGAATTATTTCTTTCTTTGTCATATTAACCTATAGTTTCCATAGCTAATAAATCTAAAGCATCTAATTGATCGTAATCAAATAAATCTGTTATATCGACTCCTCCAGCTAACACCTTCTCAGTCTCGAATGAATCACCTAATGGTTCTTCATCCCATAATCTATCTACTTGCACAAAATGTTGACCTTCTAAATCTAGTACTATTCCTCTGTAATTTACTGTTACGTTATCCATGTGTTAAGTTTTTAGTTGATTATTTGAAGTCGCAATATACAACTTATAATTGATATAAACTAATGATTTATTATTTATTTTCTTAGTATAATGAGTTTTCTATTTGTTCATATCTCCAGTCTGGGTAATTCTCTTCCATCTGGATCACTTGGTATTCGGTCATCTCTACACCATCATAATCAGCTCCAGATATAAATGCATCACAGAAGTCTGGATAATCAGCCATATCAACTCCTTCGATCTCAACGTTATCTACTAAGTTAATATCAAAGTCTTGTATAGTATGAATAGAATCATACTCTTCTGGAGTAACCGCCCATACAGCATCTCTAAACATATTGTCACCATTGATATAGATCTCTTTAGCTGTCATAGCATCTACTGTGCTTATAGTCGCATGTCTTGATCCGTTCATGTCGATAATAATAAATCTTTGTAATTCCATAGTTTAATATTTTAGTGAATGTTTAGTAATTTAAGTCTTAATATTTCTGCTCTGAATTAGAGAAATGGTCTTCAATAATCTCGGAGTACTTAAAAAATACTCTCCTTCCAATATTATGGGGCTTTAGAGTCCCGTTTTTTACCCAGTTCCTGCAAGTTTGACGACTAATTGATAATAATGCTTGGGTTTCCTTCTTTGTTAAAATTTCTTTTTGTAATAATTCCATATAGTTTTTCTAAGATTAATAATTCGATTTATTCTATTTGCTCTATACTTAATAGCACAGTTATTTCTGTGTTTTTACTTGTATTGGTTTTTTATTGTCTTAGAAATTTTCCATTTAGCAACGCTTCTCTTTTTTCTTTTACTCTTCTTTTCTGCTTCATCCCAAGCATCGTAACTGCATTTTATAAATTTCATGATTTCTGTGTTTCTATTGAGATGGCAATATACAACATATAAATGACATACGCAAATAAAAAGTATATAAAATAGAAAAGCACCCCTAAAGGTGCATTTTCGTTAGTAAAATCTTTTTAATATATCCTTAACCACTACATCACAATCAGCTTTTGACTGGGGTTTATATATAACCCTATTATCTTTTGTTAAGTATAATAGTCTTTTAAATAACTTCCAGCGTATAGGAAAGCTCTCATTGGCTCTTCCTTTAGTTTCTATAATAAAGTGTTCAGAGACAAAGTCTGGTGTGTAAAATATACCTCTAACTTTCTTCTCACCTCTATTAATAAAGTCTTTCTTAGCTGTTCTCTCAAAAGAGATGTTAGATGAATAAAAACCATCTATAATATCAAATCTTTCTGTTTCATAACCAACATCTATATTAGCTTCTGTTAGTGACTTCCACATATACACTTCTAACTGACTAGCAAACTGTATTCCATCATACCATCCTTTTTTAGATTGTATTGTTTTATTACCAGTCTTTCTTTTATATTTCATCTTAGGTATAAATTAGGTTTATATAAGTAATTATCTGTATCGAACTCTATATACTTTTCACTAATAGCTATACGATCCACACCTCTTAGTATTAAGTTTTTAACTATAAACATTCTTTTCTTTGAATTAAGTGCTTTAAGGCGCACACCTTTACCAACTCTATAAGGTGAATGTGATACTAATCCTAGTAGTTTTGAGTAAGTATGTGAAGTGTAAGCTAACTCTATTGTTGGTCTCCAAGAAGGAAACTCAACCATTATATCATCAAGTATTAACACTGGCTCTCTTTCCATAAATCTAAATCCAGAGCCAACTGTATCTGGTGAATCGAATAATTCCCAATACAAGTGTTTAAGACCAGTAGTATTATTACTGTCTTTATCTTTTCGGTTATATGTCCTTGATTTAATCATAAAGAAAAAAGCTCCCAGTTTAACGAGAGCTTTATATCAAACAAATATTAGTAACACTAAAAACACAATATGAAGATATTTAATTACACTCTAAAACTAGTTAATACAAATTATAAAGTTATTAATAGTTATTATGGTCAAATAGATTTACAGCCACAAAGCTGTAAAAATCTATCTATAAACAACTTTTGTTTAAAATAATATTGATCCTATAAAAAAGAATACTATTATCGTGTATTGTATAACTATATATATTTGTACGCATTTGTGATGCTTCCAAATATTAAAACTTGATAACACAGCGAAGTTAGTACTTCTGAAACACAAAGTCAATAGATAAGAGCATAAAGTTATTAATAGTTATTAACCCTTATTTTCTTTAAAGGTTTTCATTACCTTTTCAATCCCTCTTGATCCAAAGTAAAATACTGTCATTGTACCAAACAATGATTGTATTACTGGAACATAAGCTTTATCAATACTAAAGTCACCTATATTTCCATCTAAGAATACCATTGAAAGAAACATTATAAACATAGAACCATATACAACTGGTCTAACTAATCTGGTTATAGTATGTTCGTTATCCATTGAAAGTCGTTTAGTAACTTCTTCCATTTCAACCATGTCATACTCCATCTCTTGCAGTAACAACTCCTTATCTAAATCAGATAATTCTCCATCATTTCTAATAGCATCACCTAGCTTATTTAAACTAGATATACCAGTAACTGATCCAGCAACTTGTAAAAGCTCTGGAGCAAAGTTCTTACCTTGTTTAGCAAGCCATCTCAAGGCATCACCAACTCTGGTAGCACCATTTATTTCTTTATATGTAGGTTTTTTGCTCATCTAACCCCCCTTTCTATTAAAGAAAGTATAATTTATTTTCGTCAATTCGTCTCTTGGTTAATCCTTTTAATACTCTTCCACCAGCTTTATTCCATCTACTAAACTGATAAGATATATTGTCATCATTAGGATTTGCATTAACCCTTTTAAGTAAAGTACTGCTTTTAAGAGCTCCTAACCCACAGTTGTAAGCAAAAGATACTAATGCACTAAATTGATTTTCATTGATGTTAGAAGTAACATAACGATTAACACCACGTTCATACCTATCCAACATATCTTCTAGTAAGATAGTGGCATAAGATTCGTTAATTGGTTTGTCTGTTAGTTTAACTGCTTTGTAATTATCTGGATAATAAGTTGCTCCATAGCCAATAGTAGGTACACCAGCTGGACAAAGATAAGGTTTAGATTCAAATCCTTCCCATCTTTTAATCAAGTTTATCCCTAACTTGTTTATTTTCTTCTTCATAATCTTCTATTTCATGTTTTAACACTTCATTCTGAAGATGCTTATTCCTTCTGGTTTGCATATTCATTTTATACTCATGAGGTATTTTTATCAATAAAAAATACAATACACCAAGAACAGCAACAATTAATTGAACTATTTTAGTTATTCCAGCTATATCCCATTCTATTATTAATGAAGCCAAAGAGAAGCTCCATACTCCTCCAGCTAACAGATCACCTATTACCCTCATATTGTTTGTTATGTTTAAATGTAAGTTAATCATTTATTATATAACTAATTTAACCCCCCCTTGTATTAAAAGGGGAGCTATTAAATTGATTTTATTTACTCACCATCTGCTGGAGGTGGCACTTCTGCACTTCTTGCCCATCCTAAAAATGAATGAGCTGCTTTTTCTGCTGGATAAACCTCGTACTCTCCAAAGTCTAAAGTAGCACTACTCATTACATCGTATGCCCATCCATCATAATAAACTGGTGGCGTTAACTCATTCCCTTCTGCATCATAAGTAGCGGGTATTTCTACAACCTTTCCGATATTTACAACCGCAGCAGTTCCGTTGATGTATTGCATAGATGTAACTCCTTCATCTGTTACTTCCTCCCAAACACCTTGAGCGATTAAATAATCTTTTCCTTGTAGTTCGTTGTCAAATACTGTTTTGTATATATTCATAATATTAATTTATATTGTTGTTAAAGTTTGTAGTTGAGCGTCTGTTAATGATGTTTTAAATACTTGTAATGCACTTATATTACTCTTACCTCTTGCTGAAATAAACCCACCTTGATTGAAATATATCCTATCCATAGCAACATTAGGAGTCCAAGAATCTGTATAACTTAACGCTAAAGCACCATTAACATAAAGTCTTTGGTTATTATCTTCATAAGCTATTGCTATTTTAATCCTTTGGTTACCACTAATAAGTGTATTGCTATTACGTATTTGCCCATCTAAATAATACTGAACCCTATAGTCATTTGAAGAATTAGTGTAAAGAAAAAATGCATTCTGTGATGACCTATTGAAACTTAGTATTTCTGTATCTTTTTCAGCACTAATAACATCAATAAATATTGTTCCTTCTGTTTGCCCCATTGAAGATAAGATATTTGAGTTACTAGCAAACTCTCCATTTCTTGTAGCAGTTGCTCCATTTGTTGGGATGTATGAAGTTGCATAAGATTGTTGTTCTACTTGTGCCCCGTAGATTTCAAAGTCACCACCTACAAGAGAACTTACTTGAATAGGATAAAAAGATGAATTCACAGTTACTGTAACAGTATGCTCAAATCTTTGCCACTCTGTAGTAGCAACAAAAAGAGGACTTTGAATAGCACCATCTGTACTACTGAAAGTTTGCATCTTAAAATCCAATGTTCCACTTGGCACTTTAACGTAACAAGACATAGTAAACGTTCCTACACCTACAACGGGTTGATAAAAGAAATTACCACTAAGTAAGTTTAATGTATCTGCGTTTTGAGTTCCATCGGGTGAAATTGTAGTGTTATTTGTAACAGATGCAGTACCCGTTTTAGTCCAACTCGCAACACTAAAATCATTTGAATAAGTTATCAAATTTGTTCTCTGTGGTTCTAACAACAAAGCACCTTGCGTACTATCCGAGTAGTCTATCCTTGCTATTCCATCATTAACTGATTCAATTAACCCTTGTTTATTTACTCTTGTAGCTGTTGTAGCTCTTGTAAAGTCAAAAGGTATTGCTTGAAAGTTTCCGTATTGGTCACTATAAGCTAATGTTGAGTCAGTTTTATTTGCCCAATTCCCTTTTCCAAATTTTAATGTTTCTAACATATTATTCTACTATATATGATTGTGCCTCTGCCATCTCTCTAAAAGATGACCAAGACGTTAATGTTTCTAATTCTACGTCTGCTAATGCTTTTGGATAAATTTTTAAACCTTTAGTGTTACCGAGAAAAGGTTGACTTAAAGCCCTATTAAAATTAAGCGTATTAATAGTATTAGGAGCAAAAACTCCAAGAGAATTATTACTATCGATTTCAACACCATTAACCCATAGTGCATAATCGTTAAGCTTCCATTTTAACGCAATTTTAAAAAAGTCTGTTTGCGTTACTGCTCCACTATATAGGTAGTAGCTTGTTCCACTTATCGTTACTCTTATTGTTATTGTTGAATTGACCCAATAATTTATTGATAATATATTGTTGACACTTCCGTCATTTATAGTAATATATCTATTTGTACCATCATCAGCCAAAGCTGCTATCTCTGCATACAATACTCCTTCCTCGCTATTAATAACGGGTGTTGCATTGTTACATAGTTCTTGGTTTCTTGTTACTCCGTTAGCTTCTCCATTGGTAGGAATATAGCTTGTTGCATAAGAGCCTTGTTCTAATTGTGCTCCGTATATATACAGACCATCTGATGTTATATCATCTATTTGTAAACCTTGAAATGAACTCCCGTTGTCTCCTACCATTTCAAACCTTTGCCATTCGTTTGTAATAGTTAATGCTATTGGCGATGGGATATTTGTGTTTGGTTCTTTGAATGTTGCAGTTGTTGTTCCCGTAACACTTTTTAAATATACAGACCTTGAAACCACTCCACTCACACCAATAGAGGCTTTATAAATTCCCGTAGTACCATTACCTACTAATTTTGTTGCATTATAAGTTCCATCGGGTGACAATGTTTCTGTTGTGTTGTAAGTAGGAATTATGCCCGCTTGCTTAACCCAATAACTTTGACTAAAAGAATTAGAATACTGTAATAAATTTGTTCTCTGTGGTTCTAACAAGAATGCCTCTGCTCCCGTTGAATAATCTAATCTTGGAGTATTAGTTTCAGTTATGTATTCTTTAACTGATACGTTGTCTAT